AGGCAATCCTGCGTAGGGTAATGCCTTATTCCTTAAGAATCAATGGCAAATATCGAATTACTACTAGCCTCGCTGGACGGGGTGAAGCAGACATCAAGCAAGGCAGGGCAGCGCAGATACATGGCGCTATGCCCTAGTCATTCCGACAAGGGAGCATCGCTGTCAATCCGCGAGACAGGTGACAGGGTATTAATACACTGCTTCGCTGGCTGTGGTGCGGCAGATGTGCTGAATTCAATCGGGCTAGACTTCGGGGTACTCCAGCCAGTCACCGAAAACTACAAGCCCCTGTTCCGCAAGACCGTTGACGACGAGTACGCCGTTGCCCTGTCGATCATGGAACTGTTGCCCAAGACATTAGAAAGCGGGATGCGACTGTCAGAGAAAGACAAGCGCGACATCATCAACGCCAAGATACTTATCGCGAGGAGGCATAAGCTATGGGAGGATGGATAAAGATTGACCGATCAATGATCGACCATTGGATATGGCAGGATGCGGACGCACTCAGGCTGTGGCTGGAGATGCTAATCCGTGCCAACTTTGAAGATAAGACACGGTTATTTAACGGAAAATTGGTAACACTGAAACGTGGTCAGCTTGTCTTCGGACGCAAGATTTATGCTGATAGATTGGGCATGAACGAGAACACCATCCGAAAGGTACTCAAGCTACTCATAAGTGATGGCATGATACACCAGCAAACAACAAACAAATACTCAATAATAACAATAACTTGCTACGATAAGTACCAAGATTCCACCAGCAAAACACCAGCAAAGCACCAGCAAAACACCAGCAAAGCACCACACCTTAAGAATTATAAGAATGATAAGAATGATAAGAATATAAATAAGCGATTCATTCCACCCACTCCCGAGGAGGTTACCGAGTATTGCAAGTCGCGAGGGAATGGCATTGACGGGGACAGATTTGTGGACTGGTATGCCACTCGCGGATGGAAGGTTGGCAGTCACCAGATGAAAGATTGGAAGGCAGCAGTACGAACTTGGGAAGCAAGGCGAAAGCAATCAACTGAATCGGATGATAACTGGGAGGTGAGCCGATGATTAATATACCCGATGGGCTGGACTATGATTCATACGTCGATCTGCTGGGTACGCTGGAGTCGCAAGACCTGAAGTCCAGCGCACACTGGCGAGACGATCTTATTGAATACAACAAGACGGACAATCATATCTATGGGGAGCCAATGCCATTCCCGAAGTCGTATGATTTATTCCGATACAGGCCAAGCGAGATGACGCTAGTCACTGGATACAATGGCTCGAAGAAGAGCATGGTGCTGGGACAGATCATGCTACACCTCGCGAAGACCAGTAAGGTTTGTATCTGCTCGCTGGAAATGCAACCAAAGGTAACACTTCACAGGATGCTAATGCAGGCAGCAGGAGCTAAGGAAGGCAGACCGTCAGACGAGTTCGTTAATCGGTTCATTGATTGGGCGGATGGTAGGATATACATCTTCGACGCACTGGATACCCTACCCCCCGAGAGAATCATAGGGTTCATACACTACGCAGCCAAGGAGCTAGGCTGTAATCATATTGTTCTGGACTCACTCAGCAAGGTTGCCCTGAAGTACGACGACTACAACCAGCAAAACGAGTTCATCAACAAGATGCAGTATATTGTTAAGCGTAACAATGCCCATTTGCATATTGTCACTCACGTCAAGAAGCCGCCGAACGACGACGAATCCATTGCCCCTTCGCGATACAGTATCAGGGGTGCAGGCTCGCTATCGGACATGGCGGACAATGTGATAATTATCCAGCCGAACAGGAAGCGCGAGGCATTGAAGGAGATAGCCAAGATGCGCGAGCTAGACGAGAAGCAGCTAGACTATCTGGAGAAATCCAAAGACCATGCAATCATCATCGCGAAGCAAAGACATGGTAGCTGGGAAGGCTCGCTGAACTTCTACTTCCATGCTAACAGTTTGCAACTTACCGAGCAGGAGAACAGGCCACATAAATTTTCTTTTGACACAAGTGTTGACATCAACAATTAATCCGAAGTAGTATTGCATTACATCTTGAGGAGGATGAGTAATGAATATACAAGACTGGCTCGCTCGCGAGCATACCTACCTGAACTATCTGCGCGAAGATTACATTGATTGGAGCGCAGTTCCGCAGAAAGAACTGGATAGCCTGATCGACTGGGCTAACAATTCCAGCACCGACAGAAAACTAATGCTCTCTTGGGATATGTCTACGTCAGATTACGTCAAGTTTATCTGCGATCTTGACATAGATATTGCTCGCGCAGGTTTGCGCCAGTACGCCAGAGAGTATGCCGAGTCAGCAATACAAGCAGCATTGGAGGAGATGCAAAATGAATCAATCTGATTCCATTAAAAACCTAGCGGACGCAATGTCTAAAGCGCAAGCAGAGATGGGTGCAGCAATTAAAGGCGCGTCCAATCCATTCTTTAAATCAAAGTATGCCGATCTTGGTTCCGTGATACAGGCAATCAAGCCACACTTTGCGGCACATGGATTGAGCTACGTGCAGTTCCCTGTCAGTGGAGAGAATGCAGTAGGTGTCACGACCAGACTGATGCACTCATCTGGTGAGTGGTTAGAGCAGGACTACTACATTCCGTTGGGCAAGATGGACGCACAAGCAGCGGGGTCTGCTATCACCTATGCCCGACGGTATGCACTACAGGCTATCGCTGGCATACCAGCAGAAGACGACGATGGTAACGCAGCAACACAGTCTGCTCCAAAGTTCATTGCCAAGTCACAGGCTAAGGTTATTACCGATCTTATCTCGAAGACAGGCAGCGACATGGGTAAGTTCTGTCAGGCTTTTAAGTGTGAGTCTGTAGACCAGTTGTCAGTAGACCAGTTTGCCAGAGCTAAGGAATTACTGGAGAGCAAGCTGTGAGCCGGAACGCAACAAAAGAACTGAGGCGAGGCGGAGCCAAGTGTGGATTCTGCCCGCAAAGAATCAAACAAGAGTTTATGTTGTGTACCAAATGTAAATCAATGCAGGAACTAATCGAAGGTTTGTGGAGGACATATGAAAGACCCCGTGATAGTAGACTTAAATAGATACCTTTCCAACATGGAAGACAACGAACGCGCAGCAGAAGAAGCTGAACTTCAGTTGTGGAATGAACGCAAAGCGGTGGCCTTGCGAATCCTTAACGACGACACAAAGACAAACGAGCAGAAGGCTGGCTTGCTTGTGGCATGGGTTGAAGAAGAGATTGAAGAGGGCAGCAATGCGTATCTCTAATCACGAACAAGGGAGTCTCGAATGGTTCGAGGCTCGCCTTGGCATCCCAAGCGCATCAATGTTTTCAAAGATAGTCACGACCAAAGGCGCATGGTCTACGCAAGCAGACAGTTATATTAATCAGCTTGTCGCAGAGCGTTTAACTGGAGAGCGCGAAGAGATATACCAGTCGCATCACATGATTCGCGGTATTGAGTTAGAGCCAGAGGCTCGTGATCTGTATTGCCTAATGAACGACACTGAAGTTCAAGAGGTAGGGTTCTGTCTGCACGACACTCTGAATGCAGGGTGTTCGCCGGATGGATTGGTAGGCGAGGATGGAGGATTAGAAATTAAATGTCCTGCGCCTGCTACGCATGTGGAATACCTAAGAGGCGGGGAACTGCCTTCACGGTACAAGCAGCAAGTGATGGGTTGCCTTTGGATAACACAAAGGTCTTGGTGGGATTTCGTATCCTACCATCCCAGCATGAAACCACTAATCGTCAGGGTAGAACGTGACGAGGAGTACATCGCAGCACTGGAGGAGAGCGTTACCAAGGCTGTGAAAATTATCGAAGATAACGTAAATAAGTTTTTCAAATAGGAGGCATTATGCCCGAGTACGACAACACCAATCGCGGGGCGCTGTTCAAGAACGAGCGCAAGGAAAAAGAAACTCATTCCGATTACAACGGGACATTGAATGTAGACGGTGACGAGTTCTATATCAACGCATGGCTGAAGGAATCAAAGAACGGAAAGAAGTTCTTTAGCCTGTCCGTCAAGCGCAAGTCTGAGGCTGGTGCTTCACCGGCAAAAGAAATCTCACTGGAAGACGTACCATTTTAATTGAACGGGGGCGCAAGCCCCCACATGGAGGAGACATGAAAAGAAGTATTCACAATGTAACCCTGAAGTTAAGCGACCACGCATTCAGCAAACTCAAGGACGTAAAGTCTAACCTAAACGCACTAAACCTGAGCGAAACTGTGGAGCAGTTGATAGCAAAGCACGATGTTCAAAGCGCCTCGCTAGATATAGAGGATGGCATTCCACAGATTGAACCTGTAAAGCCGATGTTTAACGACAGCTTTAGTGTCGATGATGATATACCGATTCCAGTTGACCCGAAGCCTTCTGCCGCACCATTCTCTGTCATAGTGGAAAACACTTTGAAGAAGATGGCTGTGGGCAACTCATTCCTTGTGAAAGGTGAAGGTCAACGAACAGCCAGTCTTGGTGTTGCGAAGAAGCTAAACATGCAAGTCATCACTCGCAAGACTAGCTCAAACCCCAAAGACAATAACATCCGCGTTTGGCGAGTAGCATAGGAGTCGTTATGATTCACATAGGTTCAGCAATTCGTAAGGCGCACAATCAACAAGGCGTTCTATTTAAAACAGTAGCCAAGGAGATTGACTGCACCACAGCTAACTACGCACACACTCTGAATAGGGCAAGCATTACTATTCACAGGTATAAGCAGATATGTGATGCGCTCAACATGACAATGGATGAGGTGTATAAATTGGGGGACAAGCCGTGACAAGGCCGACTGCCAAGAATCAACTAATCCGTGACAGGTTGGAACAAGATATGAAGAAGTATCTTGAAAGCGGGGGAGTCGTAACACGGCTCCCTTCCTGCATGCTTTCCGAGCAAGTTAAAGGAGAACTGACATCTTCAGTGTTCATGAAGCGCAAGGAGAAGAAGCGTGAATGATATTAATCAGGGGGAGTTCTGGATAATCAACAGCGATCATTCTTTGAAAATGTTTATCCAGCACATGACAAACCTGTACAACGAAAAGAAATACATCACAGCCAAATGGAAGGCTGGCAAGACTAGAACAACAGCGCAGAATAATGCGCTTCATGTATACTGCCGACAGCTTGCGGAGAAGCTAAACGATTCTTCTCTTGATATGAAGAAAACTCTAAAGCATGATGCAGAGATTCCTTGGACTGCCGATCTTGTTAAGCAGTATCTATGGAAGCCAATCCAGCTTGCCGTGACTGGAGAGAAGTCTAGCGCAGACGTTACCGCATCTGACTATGATGAGATACACAAGCATCTTAGTCACCTGCTGTCTGATAAATTTAATATCTATGTCCCGTTCCCTTCGCGACAATGATCTGGTTTGATAGGATTGAGGATGCGATAGAGGAGGCCGCATTCTGCGCCAAAGAAGACCGGACTAGGTACTATGTATTCCCGTCAGGCGATAGGTTTATGGTTCGCAAGAAACACGGCGGCGAGCCTAAGCCGAAACGCCAGCACATTGAGGTTGGATTCAAGCAATATAAACGTGGAAGAAAGCCTGATATTTAATTGAGGTTCACGAATAGCAAACATGACAAAGCGAAGAAGATTCATTGATTTGGAAACACATACCACGTCCATTGAGTTGGAGCTTATATTCTGGGACACAATCGACCAGATAGCAGCGGATACTGGATGTTGGCAGGATTGGGTGAAAGAAAAGCTGAAGGCCAAACCAATGTCAGTAGGAAGAGCGTCATATCTACGGCAGATTGCCCATCAGTCTGCGCTTGGTCAAAATGGGAAAGTAATGACTGAATTGTACCGAGACGACAACTCCGTCATTACAATCCTTCGGGAGATAATCTGGGAGCAAGACGAAAAAATTAAAAATCTTCTCCGAGGCATAGATGCAATCAAGGCGCGATCTCATGCACTGGGACATCAAACAATACATGATATGGCTGAAGATTTGCTATCCACAAGGAGAGCTTATGAAGATAGGCGATGACTATGTGATGGGGCTGGACGTACAGGTTGTTCATAGAACATACCTTGTTACAGACCCAGACTTCAGTGTTGCCCTGCTGAAAATCAGGTATGATGCTATGGATGACGCATCACAACGGCGAGCAGAGAAGACGTTACTATCCCTAAAGGATGGCAGATTTTGGCGATAAGAAAGTCAGGCAAGAAACGTACCAAGAGAAAGACTAGGCCAAAGACCAAGACAGCGGCCCAGCTTAAACAGGAATGCTTCAGGGCTATACAGAAGCTGGCTAGGCTAGCTGCCTCCGACGACAACGGATACTGTAGCTGTGTATCCTGTGGCGTCACAAAGCACTACAAGGATATGCAGGGCGGACACTTCATACCCAAGGGCAATTCATCCTACTGGGCCTTGGAGATAGAGAACGTCCATCCGCAATGCGCTCCCTGCAACATGTGGGGAATGAAGCATGGCAGTGCTGCACAAGCCTACACGCTCTTTATGGAAGACATGTATGGTAGACCCTTTGTCGAGGAGATGATCGCTAAAAAGTCGACACCAGTAAAGCGATATAAGGCCGATTACGAAGACCTACTGGCAGAGTTCCAAAAGCTAATCGAATACCACGAGAAGAGGATAGCATGAGCAAGACAATCAAGATTTACCCCGTGTCCGTGGATGAGATAAAAGATTGGCTGGAGGCATCAATCATGAAACTCGACGGGCATGAGCTAAATGTCATTGGTACTATCGCGATTATGCTGGATGACTTCAGTGGATTCATACGGCACGACCCAATAAACCAGCAGAAATTTCTCGAATATGTTGAGATGGCAGAGATACAAGACGAGGAAATACATTGAAATCAACTGATTACCAAGTGGGCGGCAACCATTACAAAGAGCTAAAGATTCAGCCCATTGAATACATACTCGCAAACAACATGGGATTCTGCGAGGGGGCTATTGTGAAGTACATCACTCGCTGGAGGGACAAGGGCGGGGTAGATGACCTGCGTAAGATCAAACACTTCTGCGAGTTCTTGATTGAGAATGAGTTAAAGAATACGCCCCCCGATACTGCCGAGAGGCGTGTTCCTAGATTTGATTAGGGCAGGTTATTCCATCCTGCGCTTCTGTTCAAACTCGATAGCCTTTTCCATGCCACCGCCGAAGAAGTTGTACCAAACATCACCGATGATTGGGAGTTCCCGTGCAATCTTTGATTCGCCGCCTTCAAACTCTCCATTCATGATTTTCCAAACATCTTCTGATATGGCGTTAATCCAGTCTAGTGGCGGAGCAATCACTTCTCCAAGGGCAGAACCAACCTGTCCCTTGGATACATACTTATCCATCACATACTGACTTCCGCCAAACACCTTGAACAAGTTTTCAACGTAGTTGTCCGGCATATCTTCGGCAGACATACCTTGTCCGCGCAGGAAGTCCTTGGCTTCGTCAACCGTGGCTCCCATCATCGGGATGATAGTCATGTATGCTACAAGGTTTTTGGCAGCTTCCTTCTGGTTGCCAGCCTTAAACTCTTGGATTATATCCCTGCGCATTACATCCAGTTGCTTGATAGCAAATGTCTTTAATGAATAGAAGATACGTCCGTTCGGATTGTTCAGGTAAGCCAATGGCATCTGCGACAGGTTGATAGGCTGAACGTCAGCTAGCTCGTTATATAGCATTAGCTTTACATTGTCAGTCATATTGCCTGCGCGCAGGTCTGTTATGGTTGACTTAAACTCTTCGCCAAGCATAGTGCCGTATTTCTTTCGTAGCTCCGCTATACCCTTGTCGCTCTTAGCCAGACTGGTGAATCGTCTGTAGGCAGAATTAATCAGCGTGGTTTTGCCAAGCCTATCAATCTTCTTGAATCCTACCGCGCCGAGAGATTTGTCCAAAAACTTTGCGGCTCGACCAACCGTTGCTAGTTCTTGAGCAATAACATTGTTAATGCCAATATCTTCAAGACTGATATGCCTTTTACCAAACATGCCAGCAATCGTATGTCGCAAGCCGTTTATATAAACAGACATGCCAAGATCGCCGATCTGAGTTAAGGCAGAAAACGGATTAGCCAGCGTTGTCATGTATCCAACATTTCTTAGGGATGATGACACTGTACCTGCGCTTGCTTCGCCAAGCCCAAACCTAGCCTCAACCAACTCAGCCATCCTGTCAAAGTCTTGCTCTGCCATTTCTCCACGCTTGATTGCGTTGTCTACATAAGCGCCAACAGATTCGTTAAGATTTACGTTTCTTACGCCCTTGTCTTTAACCTTACTGCCTCTGCCCAAGAACTTGCGCTTATTAATATCGCTGACAGCTTTCATGATGTAGGTATTTAGTGCTGTCTTTGGGTCATGGTATTGGTTGATAAGCACGTTATCAATCTCGCCAATAGCCCTGCCTTTCGTAAAGCCCAGTTTGTTTTCTGAGATGATTGGATTTCGTCCGCGCATTATCTGGTTGATGATATTGATTCGATCTTCATCTCCCAAATCTTTCGCAGATTTCAGGCCAAGTTCTCTAGCCCTGATCTTAAGCGCCTGTTGTATTTTGGTTTGCTTTTCCCTGCCTACTGACTTCAAGAAATCATCGTAGTTCTTCATCAGTCGCGGGAAGTAGTTTTCTATATCTCCAATGTCTTCATACCCAGCCTCTTCTTTAAGTCGAGTATGTATCGTCTTAAGTAGGCCGCGAGCAGATTCTAGGGCAGACTCACTATCTGCCGAGTACCGCTTCATTACAGTCAAAGCGTTGTCGAAGTCACCATTATAAAGATTGCGAGATACAATCTTCAGGTCTGCGCCCTTCATCTTGTCGAAGATGTCAGTTAATGGCTTGACTATGTTTATATAGTCTTGCGTTTCCTTTGCTATGGAAAATTCAGTCTTGCCAAGTTCTGCGTGAATCTTTGGGCTAAGTGATTTGATAGCTGTGCCAATCACACCAAATACATCCTCGCCAAACTTCCATCCACTTGTTGCGGCAGCGGGAGACACGCTCTTTGCTTTTGCTGCCATAACTGCCTGCGCGTTTTCTCGCGAAGGAATCCTTAACTGAGAGTCAGACTTAATGAGTATGTCATCTAAGCCAGCTTCGTCAATTCCCATTCTATTTAGTATAGCTTGGTTAATTGACTCCAGAGTTGAGCCTTCCTTTGCGGCTTCCTCGTATACAATGTTTGTTACCTGCTCAAAATCATCTTGAGCCTTACGCATTGCTTCCGGGGAGCGCCTTTCAATCAACGCCCTGCGCGCAGCAGGAGTTAATCCCTTGATGACAGCAGAGGTTGCTGGGGCGGCGATAGCGCCAAGAGCAGTAGCCCCTGCAAGTTGTCCGGGTTCTACCCGTCCTGTCGTTGCAAGCTGCTCCAACACGTTATACTCAGCACCAAAAGCAGCGCCGACAGCAGCCAAACCTTTGTATCCTTGATACGCCTTGGATATTGGTATCAGTGTTGTCGGACTCATTAGTGAGCCAATGATTGTTCCAGTAACTCCAGCAGCGCCACCAAACCCTTCTTGACGTGCCGCTTCTGGATACTTGTTTTCTAGCTCAATCTCCTTTGCTCTCGCGATAACCTGACGCCGAACATCTGGCGACGCTTGCATGAACTGTTCGCCATACAACTCTTCTGGCGGAGTGTAGGTAATGCCATCGTTGAAGCTGAAGCTAACCTTGCCAATAGGAAACTCGCTAGCCAGATAGGTTAGCGCATTACCAATGTCAGTATCGGCAGCTTCAAACGCATAGGCAAACCGTTGTGCAGCAGAAGGCTCTTGTGGTTCTGGCTCACCGCGAATAGCAGCCATTGCTTCAGGAGAAATTTCATCAAACTTTCTCTGAGCAATTAGCTCTAAATCTTTTTGGTCAAGATTTGATAAATCCATATTCAAGCCTATTGTGAATACCTATTAAGCCGAGATTCCAGAACAGCAAGCCTAGCTTCTAAATCAGACGTATTGCTATTGGTTGCCTGCCGATTTCTGATTGCAGCTTTAATGTTTGTGATTTCCGCGTTCTTTCTGTTCACGTAGCTTTGAACAGCTTGATCTGTTGAACTTCCAGTATTCCTAAGATTTTTAAGCACAATGTCAAAATCAGGGTCAACAGACTGATCTTCAACTGGTTGCGAAGTCTGTCTTAAACTGGCTGCGGCAGTAGCGGCGGATTCATCCATCTGTTCTTGAGTTAATTCTGTTACGCCTGCTCGCTGTTGAGCCATTGATTCAATGTCTTCTGTTGAGAACTCCGAGATTGGTGCGCCAACTCCAGTAGAGACCATTGCTGCTACAGCTTGCAAGTTTTGAATGTCAGTTGCAGATGGATTGAGACTTCGTTGGGCAGCTACCATAGAGTAAAACCTTTCCTTTGAAAGATCGCCTGCGCCAATGCCAAAAAATCCTTTGGAAAGAGCATTCTTTAGCTCAGGGAATTCTTGAGCTAGAGCGTAATACGCTTCTCTTTCTGTGCTGTTCAGTGGCTTGAAATCTTCTGGAGCAAGATTTCTTACTTGTTGTTGCATTTGTGCCGCAATTCTAGGTAGAGCATCTATTGCATCAAAGCTGCCTAACTCTACGCCAACCGCATACATTTCATATTCTGAACCAAGATCACGAATTGCTTGAGCCATAGTTGCTCTGTTTTTATCTGCTGTCATGTCAGCAATCATGTCTCTTGCGCCCTTGCTAATCTGCAATGCAGTGGCAGCTTCGCTGAGTCCAGCCATTCTTGCAGCAGATTCAGCAGCAACCTGAGCGCGCTGCTCTGCGTTTTGTGCTAGACGCATCCTTTGAGTATCGGCAGCAATGCTAGTGCCTAGCTGTATCTGTCGCATCTCTTCAGTCGTGCGAGCCAATGCACGATCTTCTTCTTCAGTTCGCAATCTGGCAGCTTCTTGTCGCAAGGCTGCTGCGCGAATTGGGTCTATTTCTTGAATAGCGTTTGCCGCATCCAACAATCCTTTCGGAGTAGACGTGTCTATATTTGCTAGTTTTTCTTGCAGCTTCTCGCCCTCAGTCCTTGGGTCAATACCAAGCATCGGCTGAATAGCACGGCGAAGGTTCTCTTGACGTTGTACGCCAAGCTGTCCTGCTACTTGAGCCAGAGGAGCCAATGCAGCAGCACGACCACGAAGGCCAGATGCAAGCAACTGACCTTGCTCCATGCCCTGCCGCAACATTCTTTGTTGACGCTGTGCGGGGGTATCAATGATGTCCGCGAATAGAGTTGGAATATCTAAAGGCATTGTTATGCTCCTAGCCTACTGACCCAAGATAGCCTCGGTCATATAATGTTTGAAAGAAATCTAACCCTGTGCTTACTGGAGTTTGCTGAGTTGTTGTCTGGCCCGTTTGCTGCTCGCCCTTTAATAATTCAAACAGTCCTTGGAATTGCTGCTGGCGTAGTGCATTTGCCAACGCTTCGTAGCCAAGCCGTGACTCCAGTGTGGACTCTGCTAGCTGCGCTCCTAATCCCATACCAGTAGAGCGTAGTGCGGATTCTAGACGAGATGCTTCTAGTTGAGGAGACAGTGCTGCAAGTAGCTGTTGCTGCGGAGTGTAACCAGTTGGGATAGCAGCCAGTCCAAGCTCGCCAAGTAAGCCAAGTCTTGCACGGGTTTCACCCAATCCAGCAAGCGTTTGCTGTGATTGCAGTGCTTGTTCTGCTCTAGCCTGTTCCATTGCGCTAATGGCTGTCTGTGCTTGCTGCTCTTGAATGGCTTTCTGTAAAGCCAGTTGCTCTGGTGTTCCGCCGTACATAGCAGTCTGCACACCAAGGCGACCTTGATTGGCAAGCCTCTGCTCCAGTTCTAATCTGGCGCGCTCTTGCTCAGGCTGTTGTGCAGCAGTCAGTCTTGCAAATATATCCTGCTCTCTTGCAGCACGTTGGCTTGGGTCTTGTGTCAGCATACCAATAACAGCCGCCTGCTCTGCGGCTCGCTGTTCTGGACTGCCAAGCGTACCGAATGCTTGAGTACCAAAACCCAACAGGCTTTCCTGAAGCTGCTGCTCGGCTGGACTCAGCGCAGTACCCATGCCGCCAGCACTAACACTAGCCCGTGCGCCAGTAGGAGTAGTAACTGTGAATGGCTTGAACTCAGCTTGACGACCAAGCTCTCCAAGCAATCCACCTTCAAACTGCTGCAAGCCACCAGCACCAAAGACGGCGGCAATATCTTCTTGGCCTAAGTCTCGAACGGTGTTGATAATATCCTGCTGTGCCAGTGCGCCACCAATTCCGCTAATCAGATTGCGACCCTGCTGGCTCATGGCTTGGCTTAAAAGGTTTTGGAAAAACTCTCCCATCAGTAAGTACCTCCGTCAATCGTTCCGACAAAAGTACCGCTAACAGTAAGATCGTCAGTGGTCACAGTGCCAGTAAAAGTAGGTGAAGCTGCGTCACTCTTCGTAGCTACAGCTACAGCAATCGCATCAAATTCGGCTCCGACTTCAGAGCCTTTCACAACCTTTGCAGGGTTGCCGCTAACCAAAGCGTCCTTGGCTGCGAAGTTAGTAATCTTGGTATAGTTTGACATTACACTATCCTTCCCATGAGAGCCTGAATGTTTATCTCCTGTAGGGCAATGGAGTTGCCATCTACGGTTGTTTCAACACCAACCGCGACGACAGTACCCTGCCCTGAGGCATTGATCTTCTTGCGCTTAATCAAAGCAATGGACGATGAATACTCAGCGTCCGTATTAAATTCGGATATGTTGTACTGCGCTACGTTAGATTGCGGCAATATGTACGCTTGCTTTCTGTAGTTGCCTGAGTAGTCGTATGCCCAGTTAAGTACCACTGTGGCTTCTGCGCCATCGAATGTAGTTAAGTTAATCTTCTTCAAAAACTTCAGGCTTGACGTACTGCCAAAGCTCAACGGATGACTGAAGTAACTCAGTTGATAACTTGTGTCGTTATCTGTGTAACCAGTGTACTGGGCTATGCCATCGGCAGTACCGATATACAAAAGCTCAGTTGACGTAGACGCGAAACACTTAGGATTCATGTGGCTCCATGTGGTAGCGCGATAGCTTCCATCCTGTAGCGGGAAGCGTGTGTCAAAGGCATAGACTACGCCAAGGTTTTCAAAGTTCAACAACACGAATGCTTCGCGAGGAGAGTAGTGCATTTTGATATGCCCTGTCTCTGCTGCGTACAGCGTCTTAATGTCGTTGTTGACGTTCTTGGATATGTCTCCAATAGGTGCAGACTTCTCTTGGATTGTCCTAGATATACTCCGTACACCAGAGTCATCCAAGAAGATAATGTCCTTACCAGTTGACACTACCGCATCACGCTGAACGCACCCAATGTTGGAGATTGTATCAGACAACGACATGGTAGAAGGATTATCTGCTCCCGCATACACCAAGATCGAGTTCTTGCCAAAGATAATCAAGAACCCGTTATGTGCCGCCAAAGCTGTAATCGTGTCGTATCCAGTAGGCCACACCTTTGTAATATCTATGGAGCCAGATGAACCACCTGCCCATCCAGAACCATTCAAAAGGTCAGACCAATAGATAGTGGACTTGTCTGCTGTGAAGTCTGCTACCCACAGACGACCAAAGGCAGCTATGCACTCGTTACCTTGCGGGGGAGTTCCGGTAGAAGAGGCATGTGATGACATCGCCACCACAGTTCCCGTGCTGTCCGAATATACAAGCGGCTCGTAACCACGCTGGAACATGTACATGTGGTTGTTAAATGAAACAAACTTCCAGTCATTTGCTGTGATTGTGTAGGAAGCTGGCGTTACATCTGTCAAGGTTGTAGTGCCTGACATTATTAGGTTGTTGCCTGCCGAGAAGAAGGTAATGTCTCCGTCTTCTGCAACAAACTCACCCATAGATTCTATCCCATCGGATGAACCAAGAATGGTGTCGTCAGTAGTCAGCACGGAATACCCCTTTCTTGCGGCAATCCGGCCTTCCTTATCAATCACACAGTTATCTGCCACTGCCGCGAACGTAGGTTCTTGCGACAACGGGGCGTCTTGGGTGTTAATCCCAGCGAAGCCCGGAGCAGTAATGGTGATGCTTTGGAGTTGTTGAGCCATTTATACCACCATGAAAGTAGTTTCATCTGGGAAACGGTTAGCATCTATCGCAATCGCGTCAGACAAAGCAGTGGCAGCTACGGCAAACTGCTCTGCCGCAGATTGTCCACCTGTCTCACCACGTTCGCGAAGAGCCATGGCGTAGGCCATTTGAACCACAGGGTTGTAAGGAACCTTAATTTTTGTAGCATCTGCCGTAATGATTCCTTGCGGTCTGGCGAGGTCAAAACGGAGGCTGTAAACTGCATCGGGGCTAGGGTATACCTTAACCGTTAAATCGTCGTTAGCATCGACGCCAGTAACCTTATATGCGACTGGTGAGCCAGACACTACAGTTTGGTTGTAATAGACGTTGTTAAAGTATGCCTGCGACTCCAGCTTCATGAACCTGTTAGACGTGTCATTTATAACAGCCTTGATGACAGCATCCTGACCAGAGTCAGTAATTGAGTATTCGGACGTGCCGGATACGGTAGGTATCACTGTGGTAACGCGAAGGGCAGACCAGTTCCAAGAGTTCTCTACCATGCGCTTGGCGTCATTAATGAAATCACCAATCAATGCAGAGTAGTCAGACTCTAGTGCTGTGTCTGCTTGATCTTCGCGCAGCCGCCTAAGAACACTATTGATAGCTTCTAGGTATGTCATTTGTAGCCTCCTGCGGCTCGTAAGAATGCTTCAAACATTCCCTGCTGAACGTTCTCTAGCTTTGTAAACTTAGTTGGAAATAGGATTGAATCAGTAATAGGCGTTTGCTGTATCTGCTGTCTAATGATTGTGTTGAACAATCCCTTGGTTGCATCACCAGTACCATTGCCACCGTCGCCAGTGCCACCATCACCAGCACCGTCGCCAGTGCCATCGCCTGTAACCTGTTTGACAGTACCCGGAGTACCAGTGGGAGTTTGCACTACCGTGTCTCCAACTAATCCACCATTCGTAACCTGTTTGACAGTACCAAGAGTACCAGTGGGGGTTTGGATTACAGCATCCCCAACCAAGCCACCATTTGTAACCGCAGGGGTTACAGTAGCTATATCACCAATACCACCAA